TTGTCGCATTCCAGATGAGACCTCCTGGCAGGAGCTGTTTGGCGATCCCAGTACGAACAGACTGATCGATGGTCTGTTTATAAGCCCGAGAAATTGCATCGTTATTGCCATACGTCTGCTGCTGGGAATTCTGATTGTGAATTACCACGGACGTATGCACCGTCACATTCCCTGAACCAGCAGCCTGTATTCCGTACATCGGTGCATTTCCGACGTAGCCGCCGTTTGCATACCCCTGAGCTCCACGCATAAGCGCATAGAGATTGCCGACACCTAATGCACTTGTCGCTTCCTTCGTAAACACAAACTCACCGCCGTGTACAACACCTTTCGGTTGGTATTTACCGCCATCTCCCGTGTAGCCGCCTCCATCAAAACCGGGGACCAAACCACCACCTGAGAAACCAAAGAACGCGCCGATACCGGTTCCACCAAACGCTGACTTCATTCCATTAACCAGAGCCAGTTGGGTCAGCATCTGGGCGATGCCCTTGAGGAAAGTGGAAAGGAAATCTGAGAAGTTAGATTTACCTGTTGTGAAGAAATCAGTTAGGGTGCTGGCCATGCCGGTGAACGCGTTGCTGGTAACCGTCTGCACCTGGGAGTACACATTGGTCGCGCTGTCTTCGAAATCAGCCCATCCCTTTTTCGCGCCGGTCAGCCAGTCACCGCGTAGCTGATCCTCAGCATCATAGTAATCGTTAGCTGCCTTAAGCTGTTTCTGATATCCCTCTTCATCCAGCGAACCACCAGTATTTTTCCAGCCGGCGGCGAGCTGACTTTTTGCCAGCTCTCGCTGCGCCTGGCGGTCACTCATCCCCGCACCACCCAGTAATGCGGCCTGTTTCTCAGCCATCTGCGTGACGTATTTCTGCGAGGTATCCATGCGCTTGTTCAGCAGTTCCTGCGCCGAAATCTGATCACCCAACAGGGCTTTCTGCCGCGCTAACTGCAGCACCTGGTCTTTACTCGCGAGCAGGGATTGCTCCTGCTTTGTCAGAGAGCGAGATCGGGAGGCCTCCTCCAGCACCTGAAATTTCGCTTCAGTCGTCCACAGATCTTTGCGCTGCTGGCTGATAGTGTCGTTCAGCCCTTTATGCTGCTGCAGCGCGCGTAACTGTGCCTGAAGCGCCAGCAGCTCGGCCTGGGCGCCATCCATGCTGCGATCGCCAGCCGATACAGTGCCCTGTTTTTCGGGTTTCGTCTTTTTGCCAAAAGCAGCAACCTCTTCTCGATCCTTCTGAGTGGTCGCGGTTTTTATCTTGCGAGTGGTATCAAGGTATTTACTTGCACTAATGTCTGCGGCATCCCATTCTTTTTTCAGTTGAGAAACACTGTCGCCATAAGCACCGGCCATTTGTTCGTTATAGTCCTGCCATCCCTGCAAAGTATCCGTTTTCGCCCAGTCGGGAACGAGGTTAATAGCGGCAGCGATAGAGGAAGAAATGATCTGGTTCAGCTTCTGGAAAACGATCGCAACGCTGTAATAAATTGCGTTGAATTCCTTCAGAGTGTTTGATGCCAGCTCAGCTACCCACTGACCGATACTCTGCATAGCCCCAGACGCCCAGCCCTTGATATCCAGCCACAGGCGACCAAACGGTGTCAGCGAGTCGTAAGCCTGCTCTCCACGTTCTGCCATCGTATCGCCAAACAGGTCCATAGCCTGCGTAACGGCCGCTGTCTGGTCCTTTTGCTTCTCCAGCTCATCAATGTGCTTAAGCTGCGAAACGGTCAGGAAATTATATTGTTCGTTGAGACTCTGAAGCGCTTTAACAGGATCTTTTTCGATGTCCTTATAGGCTTTGGTGATGTCCTGCGCTGAGACTATACCGTTCTGAACCGCCAGCGCCGAGGAGCCCGCTGCTTTTTCAAGTTGCTGCTGTGTCAGCGATCCCATGCCAACCAGCTCAGTCATCAAACTCTGAACGGTATCTACAGTAGCGCCAGTAGAGGCGGCAATAGACTGGGAGGAAGCCATGATCTGGAGCGCTGACGTGCCGGCAATGTTGCCAGTCCTGATAATGGCCTTGTTGATTTCGTCGTAGGCGGTGAAGTAGTCCGAACCCGCTTTTGCAGCAATCAGAACAGCACCGGCTAGGCCACCAATGGCCACTCGGGCAGAAGTCACCATAGACAACATCGCTTTCAAAGCATTGTTTACACCGCCAAACGAATCGCGCAGCTGGCCGCCCTGCTGAATGGCTACCATATAAACCGGCATACCGGACGCCAATGAAGTCACGATGTCGGTCATTTGCATCGGTAGATAACGCATCGCGTTGCGGTATTGCCCCGCGCTGATCGCTCCTGACTTCCACGCTTCCTCCTGCTCTTTCAGTCGGGCGATCATCGGTGCAGCACGATCGGACACGCCAAGTTGGGCTGCTTTTAGCTCTAACAGTTCAGCGCGCGTTTTTCCGATTGCTGTGACCTGCTCTTCCAGCGAATCGATAAAGGTTTTGCCCGCCGCAGCTGCACGCTGCGCTGCCTGGGCCTGCTCAATGCGAGCCCGCCCCTCTGCGGTCTCAGACTCCATTACCTGTGCCAGTTTTGCCCGCGTCGTCTCAAGCACGCTGTTGTAACGAATAAAATCCTCGTCTCCCACCAGCCCTTTACCACGAAACTTCGCCAGACTCTCCTGGATAGTGTCCAGCTCATCTAGCGCCTTATTTACCGGACTAATTTTATTCAGCAGGTTCTGCAGTTCCTGACGCTGCTGCTTCAGGCTTTCGCTGTTCTTCTTCTGGTTATCGATGCCGGTGCGGAACGTACTGTTCAGGTCATCCGCTTTACCTGCAGCGGCGGTCGCGGTCTCCTGAAAGCGATCCAGTGCCTGGTTACCACGCTCCAGCTCAGTGGTATTTACGCGCAGGGAAATCGTGGCGATGTCGTTACTCATTCCGCCCTCTCTTTATGCATAACTTTTAGTGCGGCGCTCTCCATGATTCGGATGTCCGAAAGCGCGGTTGCCTCGTCGTCGACGTGGTGCAGGCGCATCACCCAGGGCAGCACATTGTAATCAAGCCCTGATGCGCCTCCCATGCCCGTGCGCCACTGCGTGCTGACAGCCTGAAACACCAGGAATGAAGGCCATACATCTGGCCAGACGTCGATGTATTGATCGTCGTAGTCATCCGGCGTAAGCCCGTATGGCGCCAGGTCTGCCGCGGTGGGTTCAGGCGTATAGAATGCAGAGGCAACCGCTATCAGTTTTTTTCGCGCTGCCCCATCAGTTCGCGATAGTAGGTTTCAGGGATAGCCTTCATTGCAGCCGGATAGTTTTCCAGCAGCACCGACAGATTCTCCGCGTTGAATGCATCGGGGAGCGCCCAGCCAGAAATAATTTCCATCAGAAAATCAGTGGCGGTTTTGCCTTCCAGTTTTTCCAGATCAGCCAGCTCTTTGAGTGGCTTATGATTGAACGTGAAGGTCAGTACACCATCCTCATCGCCAGCGCGGGGGATCGAGACATTGGCCTTGAATGTAGGTTTGGGCTGAAGGGTGAATTTGGTCGCCATCGATACCTCTTAACGAAAAAAAGCCTCCGTGATGGGAGGCATGGAATAGTGAAAGCTCTGACGGCTAGGCGGCAGCGTCAGTCACCTTGTAGAACGTCATCGCTGGTGACTGCAGGTTCAGCACCACACTCACTGTCTCTACCTCGTTAACTGCAGTAGTTGGCGTATCGTCAAAAGATGCCGTGGCCGCCCAGTAACGGTTCTCCTTCGCCTTCGGCACGTACATGTACGCCGCCACAGTCTCTTCGTCTTCGTCCAACTGGCGCAGCAGCGGATAAACCGGGAGAGTTGAGTCGTGAGCAATCGAGTAGGTCTGAGAGACAGCGGATTTATAGGTATTAAGGTTGCGCTGGCGATCATCGCTGAGGAACTGAATCTGTGTGGTGTTCTGATCGCCACCAGATTTCGACACCTCAGTAATTTGCGGCAGCTCGGTCCATTCAAGCACCTTGCGGATCGAACCGGTACCGCCACCGGCAGCATATTTGTTTTTGTTGGTGGTATTGATATTGCGAAGAGTGACAGCGCTTTCTGCAATCGCATCAATTTTTGCAATGACGTTATCAACACCGGACCAGTTGCAGCTCACATGGACAATATCACCCACATTGAGTGCGTCCGCTTCACTCACGGTGATCACCATATTTTCGGCGTTTGTCGCCCCGGTGAAAGTAATGGCTGGGCCATAACCCGATGCCAGATAGACGTGAGCGCCGTTAGGCAATGCAAAGCCCATATTGGTTACTCCTATAGAAACGGGAAAACCGGCAAAGAGCCGGTCAGGTTTAGTAGGTTGTGAGGATTAGCTGGAGATATCAGCTCGATAATTGAGACTAACGGGAACGGTATAAGCGACAGATGTAGTGATCCCGCGGAAAACACCAGGCGTTTGATCTATCCAGCATGTAAAACCCCTGCCTTCAATCTCCTGCCCCTCTTGGAACAATTCAGCCACGCGATCAGCTAGGGCCACAACATCGGTACGGCCTGTGCCGACTGGGGCCACCACGTTAATCTGGTATACGCCTGAATAAATGCGGCAGCGCAATCCAAGGTCCAGCGTACGCGGCGTGGCGGGCATGTCATGGACTGCAAGATAGAGCCCATCAGACGGCGGTGTGAAAGGCACGTTTTCCCAGGCAACTGGGATCCCTTCAGCATCAGCCCACTCGCCGAGCCTGGCGGCCAGCGCCGCCGCGATATCGGGAATCATTTAGTCACCTCCCTTACTGCTTCCTCAAAAAAACGCTGAAACTCAGCTGCAGTTATGCGGACCATCCCTCCCGGAGCCTGTGTGGAATGCCCCATTTCAAGCGGATAGGCATAGGGCACGTTGTTGCAGAAATAAATAGCCTTCATCCCGACTTTGAACAGCGACAGCGTGTAATTCCCTGCGGCTTTTGTCAGATTTCCGGTTCTATCTACACGGCCCGTTTCATCTGCGGCCGGCGCATCAAAGGACACCTGCCAGTTACCGCGAAAGCGTCCGCCCGTGTACCCCGGCGGTTCTTTGATATTCATCCCATCCACCAGCCGTGCCTTTTTCTTTAACCGTCCGGTTTTAGTCAGATTATTAGGGTCCGATTTTTGCGCTTCGTTATGGTCGTATACCGCCTGATTGTAAGAGGCTGCCGTCTGGTTGATGCCCCAGAGTTCGGGGTTGCCGACAGGTGACATCAACACCAGTTGATTAAGGATCCGAATGCCGACAGCACGTACGACCGCTTCCTGATTCGCTTTGGCTTTGTCCACGAACGCGGTGATAGCAGCCGTGAACGCCTTATTATCGCTCATGCTATGTCCTCAACTGAGATTTGTAGCAGAGCACCACCGCACCCGGTTTCACGGGGTTAGGTTTAACTACGCGGTGGCTTACGCCGTCCACGACGATCAGATCGCCGGTTTTAATTTCCTTCTCAGCAGTGAAGACAATCCGAATATCGCCGTTTTCAATGACGGTTCCATCAATTTCGCCTAGCGCGTAATCCGTCTTCACTCCTGTGGCGGTGAACTGGATATCCTCGGAACGATGCTCCACGCCACCGATGACGATTAACGTGCCCTTACGCGTGACGTTGTATGCAATGCCGTTCTGCTTGAGCATACGAGTCGTTGTCGCCTGCATTCGCTGATAGTTGATGGCCATTACGCACGCTCCGCGAAAGCATTGATGGCGTAACCACGACCACCAGCGAGGTCGCCGAGAATAGCCATTATCGCCGGGTAAGTTGGCGTAAACACCTCACCGTCGGCAACCGCGTAAGTCATGGTTACAGCACCTTCCACACGTTCAGTTTTCACAGCGGCTTCGCGCACGCTGGAGAGTAAATCGCCGTCGATTGCCTCTACCGCCAGCATGCACTGGGCGGTTATAACCTGCCGTGGAACTTCATCCGGCGGGAAATCATGTTCATCCAGAACGACATTCACGCGTGGCCATGCCAGAGCCTGTCTCGGGTCAGCTTTTGAGCCAACCCAGTCCAGCCCTTCTAGGTAGTCCATCGCCTTAATCAGTAACGGCGCGAGCTTTTCAGGCAGCTCAAGTCCTCTCAGCGTGGCAAATGACGCCAGTTCATCTTCACTGGCGTAACTGTTAACGTCAGCGGCGGTGATATCAGTAATAATCATCTGAGTATCCGGTGAATGGGGCTTCCGCCCCATCGATTAGCCAGCTGCAGGTGCGGTGAAGGTGATTTCCTCACTTGATTTAGCAATACCATCAACAGTACCAGTGACTGTGAAAGTACCTGCCATATCAGAGGTAAGTTTGACCGTTGCCCCACCAGCAGAGCCGGTTTGAGAACTGGCAGTGCTGAGCGTGCCGCCGGTTGAATTCCAGGAAACGGTTTTGCCGGAAACACCTGCGCCGTTTAGCGTGTACTTCAGAGAAATGGTGACCGCATCGGTGCTGTCAGCGGTTGCGGAGGTTTTATCCGCTGACAGCGTTACTCCCCCGTTGCGGATCCCAGCTTAATCAGCACACCAGCCGTAGATTTGTTACTGGTGAAGTGCTTCTTCCAGTTACCTGCGGTGCCGATTTTAGTCAGGTCCGGGTTGTCACCTTTGGAGGTATCCCAGCTGTAACCCAGCAGGTCAACATTAACAACGCCTTCAGCACGGTAGCCGATCGCCAGGTTTTCCTGATCGTTGATGTCGTAGGAACGGAACCCCGGTGCCTGAGACTCGGTGACGGTAACCGCTCCGGCTACGAGCCCAAGGATCGCATCCGCGTCCATGGTGTCAGTAACCAGCACAGGCTTACCCAGCGTTCCCGGCTGCCCGCCGTAAACCACCACGCCCGCTTCTTCGTAGATTTTGTTGGCGATCGCCTCATCCACGATGTCGAAGTAAGTGGCGGAGTGCATAACGAAGAGCACAACGCGGTTGAACTTGTCGCCATACTTACGCAGACCGCGCGTCAGGGTCTTCTTGCCGTCTGTTTCGATATCGGCGGTGACCACCATATCCGCGTTGGCGCCAATTGCTGCCGTCAAGGCCTTCAAGCCATATTTCACGTAGCCTTCCAGAGTAGCGTCAGCCACATCAGTGCCGATCACTTCGGAGAACTCGTCAACCGAGCGGCCACGGCGTTTGAACGCTTCTTCGGTAGTTTCGTATGGACCGTATTTCCACGGCGCTTTGACGGATACGGCTTCACCGGCGCCAATCTTCTTACCCGTCACTTTTTCGGTGGAGTTAACGTCACGCGATTCGATAGAGCCGCCCACTTTGTAGAAGGCTCGCTTGCGGAAATCGCCTTCAATCAGCTCGTTATCCAGCAGGATCGCACCGTTGGAGGACGCGTTGAAAATAGCCAGGTTGTCCTGGCGACGCTCGAGGAAGGCGGTCTGCGCCAGGTCGTCATAAATGATCAGGTCACTATTAACAGTGGTAGACATGGGTTAATCCCTTATTTTGGAAGTTTGAGGAAGGCCTGCTGGCCATGCTTGCGGATGTAGTCCGCTTTGTCGCTGGCGCTCATTTCAGAACGTTTCAGGCTGCCACCGCCGTTTGGTTTGTGTCCGCCCGCGCCGGTGCCTTCTGCGCGTGGGAAAAGATGCGGAGCCGTCTCCTTAAGAGACTCCGCCCACTCAAGCGGGCTTAATGGAGTTTTGCCGTCTTTACCGAACAGAACGTCGCCATTTGCATCAACTGCTACGGCCTCGCCTTCGTCGTTGAGCTGGAATGTGCCTTTGGCACGCAGAATCAGATCGTCAGATGCTTCCGGCAGCGCGCCAGCTTTTGAGGCTGCTGCACGGATTGCATCCCCCAGAACTCGATCCCGGAATTTGTTGGAGAACGCTTCGGCTTTGTCCGCGCGTTCATTTGCGGCTTTAATCTGCTTATCAACGTCAGCACGCAGACGTTCGGTGCGCTTATCGAGCACCTCATCGATTTTTCCGGCGGCAATCAGCTTTGCCTCTTCGTCGTCGGAAAAACGCTGGAGGATCCCGCGTACTGCATCAGGATCGATACCATCAAAGCGAGACAGGTTTTCTTTTTGTTGCTTGATGGTGCCCAGCAGTTCTGAGTTTTTTGATTTCAGGCCAGTGACTTCGCTGGTCACACGCTCATCAATAAGCTTCTGGATTTCAGGGGTGATTTCGATACCACCGCCACCGCTG